AACATCACCACCAAGAGTAACATTACCACTAGTAGCATACGCCAAAGCATCAGTCACATACTTCGCATCAGGCACACGACCAACAGTACCCGTAGAACCCCCAGAATACGTAGGAGGAGTCTCAACAGTAGCCGCACCACGCAACGCAGTATTATTAGCCAAACGAACCGTAGCAGCAGCACCCTCACCCGTACCAGTAACACTAACCTCATTAGTACCAGCAGCCGTAATACTAGCAACATAATCACCAGTAGTCTTAGTACCAAGTTCAACACTATTATTAGCAAAAGCAGCAGCATCAAGCGTCCCCGGAACCCAACGAGAATTAGCCGCATCCCACTTAATAGTTTGACCAGCCACCGCACTCCAACCACTCATATAAATAAGCCTATTGGAAGTATTCAATTGTGTATCAATATTCGTAATGAGGCTATTGATACTATTCCAACCAGCGGTTTCAGTGCCGGTTAGGGTTGTAAATGTAAAGTTTGCTGTAGCCATTAAACACCTCCTTTAGAATTTGATAATGTAGTTTAGAATAATAGTAGGTTGAGTATTCTGATGTGCGCTACCGCCACCCTGTGCACTAATAGGATGTGTGTGCGGCTCTACTTGAAGATTTGATGTCCCCGGAGCCGTACCAAACGTACCCGTACCCGCAGCAGCATTTGTATAGATTAGATTACGCCCATCGGTAAGTTCCAAAGGCCCAGTTCCAAGACCCGTAGCGCCGCCATGATTATGGCTTGGCATTTCTGTTGTAGTAAGCGTATGAGTTTCTGTTCCGCCAGCAGCACCAAGAGTACTACCACTTAAAAGAAGCGAAAGCCTATTAGCCGCTGTGCCATTCATATTATCTCTACCAGCAACAGTACGACCACGAAGATCAGGAATAATAAAACTAGAAGCCCCAGTACCACCATACGTAGTACCAATAACACTAAACAACGGTGCATACTCTGGACTAGTAATACTATTAAGCGTCTGACCAGCACACAATAACCATCCTGTAGGAGCAGTGCTACCACTATACGGTTGTACTGTTCCTTCAGGAATCAAACCAAGCCATGTGGACCCATTATACCAACGATACGATAATGTGTCTGTTTCATAAATTAAAGAACCAGCAGTAATACCAATTGTAGGACGGGTTGTACTAGTACAGATTTCTACTCCGTGTCCGATTACTGTCATACTACACCTCCTTAAAGTTCCGCATTAGCCTGTAAAGCAAAAAACAAAATAGCATTAGCAATCGCCGTAGAACGAACCGTAACACCCGTCGGGCTTTTCCTATCCAATGTAGCAGTATAATTCCCTACACCCGGACGATGCGTCCAAAAAGAACCAGCATCAGCAACATTAAGATTCGTTGTATCCCAAGCAGCAAAATCAACTGTAGGTATTGCCCGCATTTCAACAGGAAACATAACACGCATTCCACCAACCGGAGCAGCATTAGTATTAAAATAAAACTCGCCTTGTTCCCTATTTGCGTCTACGTTTCTAGCCCCAAAATATACGTTCTGAGGATAAGACTTATAAAAATACCTTTGACACTTACGAAGTGTAGTTTCAAAAGGCTCAAACTCAAAAGGAGTAGCAACACTACCCTGCTCTAACTGAACACCAGCAAGATAAAAAGTAGAATTAGAATTAGTCGCCCACTGAGTCTGTGTAGTGCGCTGCCATCCAATAGACGACCAGTTAGCCCAATTAGAATTATACGTATCCGTACGCCTATCACTATGAGAACCAAGACCCCACTCAATATGCAAACCAACACCATTAGTAGTATTCCACGTACCAGAAACAGTAGCGGTTGCCAAACTAGTAGTAATAGTCTTAAACTCCCACGTATTCGCCGCATTAATCGTATAAGCAGCAACATAAACCCTATCAGGAGTAGTAACCCCTAAATCCTTATTAGCAAAAGCAACACTATAAGTACCAGTAACACTTGATCGAACCCAAAAAGATAATGTAATCGACTTATTATACAAGTCCGCAACATTATAGCCCTCAATTTTATGAGCAATACCAAGCCAGCCACCAGAATTAAACGTTAATCCAGCAACGCCAGTAACAACCCTAATACTATTACTAAAACCACTTGGAACAATCGAAGTCTCGCGGCCTACAGTAAGAGAAGCCCCACTCCATGTATAATCCTTTACGTAAAAACGATCTACAGGATAATAATTATTTCCTCCGCCAGAATTAAAAATAAAAGTGTTGCCTCTTTGCGCTACGCGAGCATCACCATTAATTATACGACTACGATTAGACTGATAATTAGCAATCTGATTACCCGTAACCGTAATAACATCACTACCACCCTCAGTATGACTAGCCGCATGAGCAACAGTACTAGGCTCAATCAAACCACTCGTAGTAGCCTTAATAATATACACAGGACTACCAGTCCCCGCAGCACTAATATTAGGAAGCGTAAACGTCGTAGAATTATCCCCCGTACCATACGTCGTACCAATAAGCGCAAACAAATCAGCAAATGAAGTACGACTAATATTAGAACCATCACAACGCAACCAACCAGTCGGATACGACGAAGTAACAGGCCATTGAACCATACTCCCCACAGGAGCACTAAGAAGACTAAGCGTACTCGTCACACCAACAGCAGTAGTAAACCGAATATAATAAGCACCAGTAGTAGCACTAATATTCGGAACCATAAAGTTTGTTCCCGGAGTGCCACCAAACGTAGTACCAATAACTGCTACAAGATTAGGATATGTACTATTAGTATAGGTTGCTCCGTTGCAGAGCACCCAACCTGTAGGAGCAGTAGTTCCTGCGAACCACATGATACTACCAACGGGCATACTATCGTTAGAAGTCGTGGTAGTTGTTTTAAGATCCCATGCGGTACCATTGTACGCCCATGTGGTTGCGCCTGAGGTGAATTCTTGCCCATTTATAGGACTATTTGGAAAATCAATAGGCATAAATCACCTCCTCAAAGTTTAATAATATAATTCGTAATAATTGTTGGTTGAATATTTCTATGCGCCCCGCTTCCGCCTGTAGCGCCAATAAAACTTGTATCAAGACCATAGTCATTTCCCCAACCATTTACATCCATATTCTGCGTCGTACCACGAGAACCGCCGTACTTTGGAATCCATTGGTGACTATGGCTCGGCATTTCTGCTACAGTTAGCGTATGTGTTTCTGCGCCTCCAGCAGCACCAAGACTTGTACCAGTAATACCAGAACCGCCAGAAGTAATACGATTTACAGCACTACCGCCCATGTTATCCCTGCCAGCAGGAATACGTCCGCGCATATCAGGAATAATAAAACTAGAAGCGCCCGTGCCACCATAGGTAGTACCAATAGCCGTAAACAAACGCGCATAAGTAGTATCAGCCACACTATTAACCGTCTGTCCATAACAAAAAACCCAGCCAGTAGGCTCAGTAGTACCCGCATAAGGCATAAGAATGCCTGCAGGTAAGATCATATCAATTCCCGCTAAATGGGCAGTAAGATCAGTAACACTGCCAGCCCCACTAGCCGCACTATTCCGAGTATAATTAGTCGGAACGTAATCAACGGTCAAACGATCACCATCAATAATATCACTACCACCACGAATATGCGTACCAGCATGACCCGGAATAGTAACCTGAGCATTCTCCCCAATCTCTACCCACTGATTAGAAGAACCATCAGCATAATAAATATACGTCTTACCATTAGAAGAATTATACCACAACGCGCCCGCCTGAGGACTAGCAGGAGCAGTATCACTCACCGTAGTACTAGCAGAACCAAGTTGCTCCCAAGCAGAGCCAGTGCTACGATACAACAAGTAAGGCGCACTAGAACCAAACGCAAACAATGTACCAGCAGGATACAAGGTAAACGATGTAGGAAGCGTAGCGCCCTTAGCAATAATCTTAGTAAAATCAAGAGTATCGGTACCACCCGGAATATGCGTACTAGCATGAGCAGTAGGCGTACGAGCATCAGTTAAACGAGAATCACTAGTAATAACAGCCGTCCCAGTAACCTGACTAGGAGCAATCGTAATAGGATCGCTACCAGCACTACCATGCGTACTAGCATGAGCCGGAATATCATCCGCAGCAACATTCTCCCACACCTGAGTAGAAGAATTATACTTAATAATATCACCATTAGCAAGAGTACCAACATTAATACTCACATTATGCAACTCTTGCAACTCAAACCCATTCACAACACTAATATACAAAACACCAAGACTAGCATGAGAACGAACACAAAACCCGACAAGCACCATATGATTAGGAGCACTAGGCTTAGTAGAAGTCAAATCACCCGCAGTAGTAGGCGACACATACACAGCCGCGCCCTCCGTAAGGGCTAGAGTATTAATATTAGACACAATACCCTGAGTACAAACAAACCCCTTACTACCACCAGTAGCATCCTCAGCCATAACACCAAACGTCTTAGACGAAGTAGCCTCACTATTAGCCTGAGCATACCGCACCGTCTTATTCGTACCATCAGACCCAGCAACATACACAACCTTACCCTTAGTAAGACCAGTATTATCTGCGTGTTTAACAAGCGCAACATTCTCCTGACCAATATCAAGAGGAACATTACCGCCCTTAAGGATAAACTCTAACGTACCATTAGTATCATTCCACGCTAACTGGCCAACACCACTAGCGCCCGGAGTAACCGTATCAAAATCAAGATACGGAGTATTCTGATACACAAGATTAGCCGTATCCGTAATACCATGCACATTCGTCGTATCAGACGTATGATTATCCAACTCTGCCTGCGTAGCCATATCCACCGCAAACGACGGATTAGGATAATTACCCGACAAAACACCACCCGCCGGACCAGTAGGAGTACCACCCCCACCAGACGCGCCCTCCAAACCAAGATTAAGAACCTGACGAGCATAAGAGTTAATCTCATTCTTAATACTAAACGTAATCCACTTTTGAAAATCCTGTTTCCCACGCTCAGTAGTAAGATCAAACGTAGGCATACCAAGCATTATTGCCTCCCCGGTCGCATAGGCTTAAAGCCAATACTCCAAGCATCCGCCTCAATACGCTTAGGCTTAAGCACAGCAGCACTCGCAGTATTATTCGGCTTCCACCGATTCAACTGATAAAACTGGTACCCAAGAGCCTGAGCACGAAGACTAAACTTTTTCATACGCCGCTCAAACGCGGGAAACAACAAATCCTCCCACGTAAGATTACTATTCGCAACCGTATACGCCTCAACCTGACCCCACGTAACCGGATTAGACTGACCAGTAATAAGAGCAAACTGGCTAGACTCAACCTGATTCCACGTATACAACACCTCAGGCAAGAGCGCCCAATTACGCTGCTTAACTTGCGTCGTAATAAAATCATTATTCTCATAATCAAGCATATCAAGACGAACAGCGCCGCCCTTAATAAGCATACTAATAAGGATACGTTGGAACCACTTCTTAAGAACAGGATCACCAATAGTGTAAATCTTCGTTTGAAAATACATATCGGGTCCGGGCCAGCGTTGAGCAAGCGTAATAAAATCATCATAATCATTCGTCTCAACATCAAGCATATTATCAAGCCCAACAAAATAACCACGATTAGCCGTAACATACTCTGGCTTAACAACCCCCACAACACCAGTAGGAGCACTAGCAGCCGCATACGTAAACGTCCTAGAAGTAGCCGGGTCTGGAGGAGGAATAGGTGCTGGAGTTAAATTACTAATAGCAACACTAGACACAACCGGATCATCATTACGATCAACCAAATCAACCAGATCACCATTAGCAAACGTATCCGTCGCAGTAGTCGTAAACGTAACCGTAACATTACCGCCACCATAAGAAACATTAGTAACAGCATTAACAGGCTTATTTGGAATATGATTACCCGTATTAGCCTTCTTACGCGCATTAATAGCCACCCACGACTTATCATAATCAAGATCAGCAGCATTAGCCGCATTCACACTATCAACAAACGCGGCACCAACAAACTCCATATTACTAACACTTGTAATAGCACCAGTAGGCAAATACACAGCAAACGTAACAAACGGAAGCGTATTCTTAATCTGCTCGTACGTCAAGGCCGCCTCACGATTAACCATCTGGCTCCACGTATAACCATACGTCGTATACGTAGACGGCGGATATATCACGCCATTAACCGTAATGTTCTGTCCCTCCTGATCACCCGCAGCAGGATTCACATATACCGGCTCATAACGACTAAACGAGTAAGAAGACTGCCACTTAGAAATATGCACAAACAAATAATTCTTATACACAAAAGCATAAATACGATCAGCCTCAGCATCAAAGAAACGCACACCATCATAATAATACGTACCAAGAGCCTCTTGCGTAAGGTTACGCACACTAGCACCATCAAAGTAGAGAATACCACTCGTAGAGGCCCACATAACACCGCCACCAATCTCCACAATGCTCGTAGCGCCAAGACACCCCTCAGGATACAACACCTCAAGACTAAAGTTAGTCCGATCATTACCACGCAGAATATACGTATTATCAGACATAAATACGACAAGACCAGCCGCACTAGTCGCCAAACCACGCATAATATTCGTACCCGGAATAATAATCGTATCCGCAGCATCAGGAGACAAATCAACCGCCTCAGGATTATGATACGACGAGAATGCAATCTGATTCTCATACCCAGCCTGACCAAGCGAACCATACCACTGATAACCAGCATACGTCGCCGTAAGATACCCCGGAACATCCTTAAACGTACGCGCACTAGCATCATACACCGTGCCAGCACTAGCATCATCAATCTTACCACTAACACGCGGCTGATAATACGGACTAGGCTCCAACGCATCCGTAGTATTCACATTATCAGAACTAAGCGTAGTCATAAGACGCAAAGCAACATACTCGTCACTATTCATCTTAACCTTAGCCCCACTATGCGCTAACTCAAACTGCGTATTACTAATCGCACCAGCCTGATTAACCTTACCAATAATAGAATGATCACTAGACCGATACACATACCACTCAGAACCAGTCTCAGCCATCTTAGCAGACGCAAAATGCCCCTCAGCATCCGTACCCTCAAGACCACCAGTAACAACACTACCACTCGTATGCGTAATAAGACCACGCCCATGATGATGCTGATAACCACGCACATTACGAAAATGCAACGTCAAACCAGACAATTGAGCCAACTGGCCATTAGCAGGATTAAAACCACCACTACGATGCGCAACAAGCGGACGCTTCTCAAGAACAATAGTGCCCGTACCACCACTAAGATTAACCTCACGAACAACACCAAGGCACTGATAAGGACGGCCACTACTAGCCGGATCAGCATCAAACACAAACATACCCGGCGTGATCAGAGCACCATTACTCGAAAACAACTCGTCAATAGGACTAGAAATCGTAATAGTCCGCGAAAACTGCGAATACAAATCACCACTACCCTCAACATTAGAATCCACAGCAATCGTAGCACTAGACGTATAACAATCCTTACCATGCCCACCACGCCAATAATACAAGGATTGAAACGACGGATAACCGCCCTCCTCATAGAATGGAATACCATAACGAGTAAACACACTAATAAACGCGCCATTACCAAGCGCCTGACGACCAACCATCATCGTCATAGGATTATCAACACGAACATCCTTATTCTGAACATCAGTATTCTCAAACAAGTAAGACCCATTAGGATGCTTAAACGGCAACCACGACCAGCCCGTACGCTCACCACTAGCATCATAAAAAACAAAACGAGACGAATTAGAATCCGACACAAGAGAACACAAACGCCAATTACCCTGAGGATCCGTCGTACTCGTAACACCCGCCATCATCTCACCCGCAGCAACCTCAGTCGCGCCACGAGAATTAAGCGGACCACGCCGACGAATAAACCCCGGACGATCAAACAACACATCCTGCGCCCACACCAAATGAGCCTCACTAATACCCGTATTCGGAGCAGACTGCATAATCCCCGCATCCGCACCAATCTGATTAACATACGTTAGCGCCACTCCGAATCACCCCCTAAAACTAGTAAGACCAATCATACGAATCCGTAAGAACATGAATCCTATCAGTACGATCATACTGTTGCATCCACAAATCATTACGCATCTGCTGATAACGAGACTCAAAAAGATTCTGATACACCGCAGCCTGCGGATCATCATTAACAAGAAACGCCTTCACAAGCGCACCATACACAATAATACTATGATGACGCGAAGGAATAAGGAACGTATCACTCGTAGAAGTCGCCGCAACAGGCGTACGAGTATAATACAAACGATACGTGCCCCCCGTCGAAACAGGATACACATACAAATCCTCACCAATAAAATAATAGTATTGCGGATCGCTCGTATCCTCACCCAAACGATGCGTCTTCTCAATCACATCCCCACGCTCAGGAGTCAAAACAATATCATTCGTAGTATCAATAAACGACAACACACTATTCAAATCCGTAATCTGAGCAGCACTAACAGTCACATTAGCATTATTCGTAACCTTACTCTCACCACTAGGAATAGTAACAGTTACAACCTTCTCCAAAAACGGCCAAGGCTCACGAGTAACAATATCAAAATACGCCTCGTTAAGCAGAGTCAACTTCTGACTCGTCTCAAAATCATCAAACCCATACAAATCCATCTCAGCATACATCTCATCCAACGTCATTGTTACTCACCCCCTTACCCGACTTAGGCAAACTCTTAATAACAGGAGACTTACCATGTTTACGTAATAACCATTCAGTAGGCTCAGCAGCCTCACTACTAGCCTCACTAGCAGCATCCTCCAACCGCTTACGATACGCCTCCTGCGACTTCACAATATCATCATAAATCTGATTACCCGCCCGCATACTATCAGCCGCACGAACACGATCCATAATATGCTCCATAGGCGGCAAATTATACCCAAAACCAATCACAGGATACGCAGGCTCAGGACTAGGCATACGAACAAACACGCACCAATCCCAAGTATCCGCATTACGCGCAAAAAACAAACGCTCATCATACTCCTTCAAAGCACGATCAATACGAATCTCATCCCAACTCTTCTCACCATGCCCCGGAATATAAATACCACTCATCAGCAATCCCACGCCCTTAAACTCTTATTAATACGACTATTCGGATCATTCGCCGTCTTAGCCGAAGTCAACTTCCGCTTCATACCCATCATACGCTTACAAAACGAGCGGCGACGAGCAGCAGCCTTAGGCGACCGCTTAGCCTGCGCCATTTTAACCGGCGGCTTCAAACCCGGCTTACCCGGATTAGCCCGATTATACGACGCACGACCCTTAGCGTTCAACCCGCCCTCAGGATTCTTACCCTCTTTACGAGTCCAAGCCTCACTCATCTACTCACCACCCTTCTTCTTATACGTTGACCAAGCAATAGCATAAATCTTAGACATAGGCCAATCAGGATTCTCCTCCTTCAAAGCCTTAACAATCTTATCAACACCGGCAGGCATCCTAACCCCTCCGACGAAAATAAAACCGGCGAAGCCGATACTTCCAATGTGCAAAACCACTCATCAAGATCCCCTCGCCCTCTTACCAGCAGCCTTAGCCGCCTTAGTATTAGCAACAAACTGCCTACCAGCACGACTACCCTGACGCTTCTTACGATTCGTAGCCGCCTTCTCAGCAGGAGACAAACTCTTCCAAGCCTTATCCGGCAAGTATCGCGTAGTACCACCCTTACGCTCAGCAGGCTTACCATCACTAGTACGCCACTTCTCCTTAGTCCACTTAGACAGACTCTTCTGAGCCTTAGTCTTACGACCAGAATACTTACCACCAGCCTTCTTATACATCAACGTAGCCAATTGAGCCTTACGCGCACTCCACTGACCCGGCTTACCGCCCTTGCTACCAGCCTTAACCCTAGCAACAATACTTTTCCATAATGTTTCATTAGTACGCGACATAAAGCCCCCTTACACTAGTATAGGGGAGGAAGCCGAAGCCTCCTCCCCCACACCAATTACACGCCGGTATCCGCCACCGTGTCAACCTTGATGCCCGTCACAACCATCTGGTTGTTACGACGAGTAACACCAATGTTCATGTACCGAGCCATAACCGCCTCAAAGACGTCATAACCCTGCACCTGACGCAGCGTCGAACCATCCATATCAAGGAAATGCCAATCCTGATCCGAGAACACCTTCATGGTGGACTCGTCAATCATGTAGATGCGCCCATAAGGAGCATCAATGTCCGCAATCAGCGGCATCCCATTGTACGTCAGCGTCTTGAAGCCAGCGCCGAGGTTCAGCCCCGAATCCGGCTCAATGTAACGCACGTCATCCTCAAGCAGCATATAAAACTCGCGCTGCACACCCAGCGACGTAATCATCGCCGTCGGAGCAACACCCTCAAGCCGCACGAGGTTAATCGCCTTCTGCAAGTCCTCCTTGGAGAGAACGCCGTTACCGGCAGCGTCAGCAATCGCCATACGCTTGTTATCCCACCACGAATTACCAGCATCATACGGATCAATACCACCAAATGTATTAGAACCATTGCTCGGCGTATCAGCATCAACAATGCGCTGAAGACCGTCAATCTCGTTCGACTTGGAAGTCTCCGAAGAAGCACCACCATTCGTAGCCGAACCAGCACGACTCACGTAATGCGAAGAAGACGTGGTAACAGCAGCACCAGAAATGGTGATCGTAGCATTGTCATAATCAACGCCATTGATCTCCCGACCAGCCGCAACAACATCAACATCAGCCGTAGTACCAATATCAATCAGCATACCAACATAAAGCCAACCCTTACGGATCGCCTCCTTGCCAGCAGCCGAATTCAGGCTAACAGTGGTGGAAGCGGTCGTCGTACCACACTGAGCGATAAGAGCCGTACCATCACCATACACCTGACGAGCAAGATCACGACGAAGATCATTACGAAGACCGTCCAACTCAGACTTAAGAACCTGCAAGAACGAACCAGCCTCATTCTTCGTCTTAGCAACCGACGGACCAGTAACCTGAACAGCACCATACAGGTACTTCAGATCATACGTCGCCTTATCGTAACCCTGCTTACCAGCAACCGGCAGGGCCGCCTGCTCAGCACGCGCACCAATACCACCAGAACGAGTCTTATGCAGCGGAATATACGCATACTTACCAACCAAATCCTCCGAACGCGACTCAAGCCGCGAAAGGAGAAGAACCTCATTGTTCAACTGCTCCGCAACAGGCCCAAGGTAGTACTCCTTGAGAATGTTAGAGAGCGTGGAAAGAGTAGCACCATCAGTAGCAGCCATTCTTTCACCTCCTATAATAGATAAACCTAGGAGATATTACGAAGCGCCTCCATAGCCGCCTTATGCGCATCATCCAAAGAGTTAAACTCCTTAGCGGGAACATTAGACGGCCCACCCGGAGCCGGAGTAGCACCATGCGGCACAGTCTTCGCCTGCAAATAATTACCAAGCAAACGCTGCTGAATAGCATGATACTGCTCCGCAGCAGCAATCAAATCACCACCAGTAGAATGCGCAAGAGCATACACAGCATCCATATCATCATCCGAAAAATTCGGATTCGTCGTACGAATCGTCTGCTCCTGCTGTTCCAACTCCTGCTCAAGAATCTGAAGTTCGCGCTGCTCAAGCATCTCCTGCCTAAACATCCGCATCTCCTCCAACTCTTGCACAAGAGACTCTGGAAGCCCCTCATAACTAGTCTCCTCAACAACAGGCTCATCCATAACAGGCGCTTGGTTGTGGCCAGCCATACCCAACTGATTAGAAACATGATGCACAAACTTTTCTGCAAAAGCCGGATCAGTATCTAACTGTTGAACAAACTGCACCATCCGTACAGCCTCCTCCGGATCAACCTCCATCTCGCCAAGAGCACCAAACTTATTGCGCATCTCAGCAAGTTCCTGAGTCTTACGAGTGTAATCAGCCTGCATAGACTTATACACCAACTGCATATCCTCAGGAAGAGCATTCGGATCAAAACCAGTAAAGGGTTCCGGCTCAACCGAATTATCCTCAACCACAATGTCCGAATCAACCGGAGCCGCCTCCCCATACGAATCAGGCAACTCCGCCGACAGCGCATCCAAAGCGCCATCCATATCAATCTCACTCATCAACCTACTCCTTGTTTTCTAAGAGTCCCACGGATTTGGGTTGCTCTTCTACAATCACCTCACCATCAATAATCTCACTCGCACGAGACTCAGCCGCACCAATAAGACCATCAACAAAACCCCCCATAAGTTCCTTCATATCCTCACGCGAAGGAAGCGTATGAACAGTCTCAGTCCGCTTAGTCGCCAAACCCGACGCCAAACGAATCTTATCATCCATAATACCAACAACAGTAGCAACCGCAGACAACTGCTTCACCTCAGCCTGAGGAATCAACTCCTCCAACTTAAGAATAGCCTGCTCACGCACACGACTAGCGTGCTGAACAAACCCCTCCGCAGCCTTCTCCACAAGCCCACTACTACCCTCAGGAGGCCCATCCGCCTCCCACTCACGAATCCAATAACGCAAAGTACCATGCGGAACACCCGTCTCACGACTCGTCTTACGCACATTACGATCATTCAACACCCACTGCACATAAGCGTCCGCCTTATCCTGCGTAGACCACTCAGTCTTAGCCAATGTCACTCGCCTTCTCCATATAACGCTGCTGCAACTTCTGCTGCTCCAACGCCTGATTACCAATCAACTTATCAATAACACCCTGCTGATAATCCTGAACACCCGCAAACTGCGTCTCAGGAGCATTCGGCTTATCCTTATTATCAATAACCACAGTATCCAACGCAGGCTCCAACAACTCCTGCGGAGTAACATTCTGCACACCAGCCTGATTAAGAATCTTAGAACCAGTAGTAGGCCCAACCGCACCACGCAACTGCATCGTAACCTTAGGCGGATCACTCTTCGGAACACCCTCAGACTCAACCTTCTTCTGCGTCAACTCAAAATGCTTATAAAACCGCGCCTGAACACTCATAGGCAACGAATCAAACTCTGCACTCTTCATAAACGCCGAATGAACCTCCAAATGCACCGCAGAATTCTCAAACGGCAACGGCGACAAACCAGCATCAATACTCTGCTCCAACACCTCAGGCGACAACGAAGACGCCTGCCCCGTCTCAGGATCAACCTGCGGATTCTGCATCATCATCATAATCTGACTAGCAGCCTGATTAGCAGCATTCATATTAACCGCAACACCATCCATCAACTTATCATGCTCACGCATAGCCTGCTCCTCATCCGCCTCAAACTGCATCTGAAGCGTCTTAAAATCAGCCATATCAAGATACTTATACGCCTTCGTAGGCGACAAAATACCCAACTGCAACAACTGCAACACGCGAGCCTGACGCCCAGCACGAGTACGCGGAAGACCAGAACCAGCCTCAACCCTAACCTGCACACCCTTAATAAGATCCGCATCCTCAAACCGCTCAACCTTAGGCTTAGAGCCCGAACCATTAATAATAAGCATACGCGGCTCCTGATAATACTTCTGCGCCAACTGCAACAACTGATTACCACACCGCTCCAACGACTTCTCCATAAGCATAATCTGCGGAGCCAAACGATCAACAGCAGCCTCCTGCAACAAATCAATCGCCACACCAGCCTCAACATTCGGCGGCACATCCCCCTGCAACACCTCAGTCAAACCAAAAATATCCTTCAACCGCGCACCAAGATCCTGCAAATGCTCAAACACATAAGAAGGAAGCGACGGAATCGGAATACTCTCAGGCACCTTACCCGCAACCGGATTATACTCAAAAATAGCCCCCGGCTCATCCGTAATACGCTGACGCAAAGAACCCACCGGAGCCAACATCTGCGGCTTCAACGTAAGATTCTTATACTCAATAATCTGCGACAACGACCGATTCAACTCCTTCTGAAGCGGAATCGCGTGCTCAACCACACTCTGATCCCACAATTGTCCCGGCACACGCATACCCGGAAACTTCACCAACGGCAACTCCTCAAACGGGTACGGCCACGGAGCATCATACAACACAATCGAAGGATCCTTCGTAAACACCACAAAACGCCCCTCAGGATACTTACCACCCGGCAAAAAATACCCATAAAACACTTCACGAACATTCTCCTCAGACTTCGACTCCAACGAGCCAAACACACCCGGAAGCGTCTCATCAGGATACTTATTAACCGCATTCGCCTTCAAACGAACATTATACCGCTCAAAAATCTCATCAGGACTCATAGGATGCACACAAAACGCATACTGACAATCCTCAAACACCTGAGCAGAATCATCCAACAACACATCAAACGGCGACAACACATCAACACGAATCTCGCCCTGATAAATACGCCGCTCAAACTCTGACGAATCAATACCCTCAGCCTCAAGATTCTTCTCAAAAAAATGCTGAACAAGCGGATCAACAATAGGCCGCCCCATAGGATCAAGCATAACCCGCATACCCGGACCAGACTTATCATCCCACGTAACCTTCCAAAACCCATTACCACAAATAATACTCCACATCATCGCCTCTTCCCGCTTCTCAGTCAAATGCAAAGCATCCCACCAATAATCAAGAAGATTCTCAGCCACCTCAGTAGCCTTCTGCGCCTCAAACGACGCCTGACCCGGAGTCGCAAAAAACTGCGGCTTCGACTTCACAAGACGCGCCAACAACCCATGCGTATTCGGAGCAATCTGATTCGACACAAGCCGAACACGATAACGCGGCTTATCACCCTCATCCGTAGGAAGCGACTCAATCCGCCGCGACTTACGATTATAAAACACATACTGCTTACCCTTATAAAACGCCAAATTCAACTTCCACTGGCGCTCAAGCGTCTCACGCTGACGCCGCAAATCCTCAACCTTCTTAACTAACTTATCGGCAGGGGCAAAACCCGCAGGCCGATTCTCATCAGAATATGTCTGCGAATCCTCCACCCACAACCTCCTTAATCAAAAACAATATCAGTCGGAGTCAAACCAGTCTGCTCCAACAAACCACGATACTCACTAGGACTAATAAGATTCTGCTTCAAAGCCCAATCAAGATCCTGCTCGTCCTCACTCACCCTTAACTGGCCCAGAGGCACGTCGCTTAACGGTTTGCTTCCCTCCAGCCTTAGCCTTTCCAGCCTTAACCGCTCCGTCTCCAGATTCAGCATCTCCTGCGTCCACGCCCTTTGCGTCTCCAGAATTTCCTGCATCACGCTTAACAAGAGTGTATCCCGCTTGTTCAGCCAACCAAACAATCGTTTCCTCCTTAACCAACTTCATACGAGAATTGCCCATAGGCACCTTACGATTCTTATACGGCGTAACAACAACCTTATCACCCAAAGCAATACGATCCCCCGTAATAAAATCACGATTATACGAACTAATATTCTCAATAAGACCCATATTACCACATACTCCCCATATACTCGTCAACAAAACGATCCTCCCGAATAATCTCAGAAGGCCTATCCTTCACAACCCAATCAGGCAAACCATTCAACGTCTTCTCAGGCTCATTCAAAAACGATTCACCCAACAAAGCACCAGCAGTACGCAACGCAATCTCCACCGAATCCAAACAGTCATCCTTCGGATTACTAATACTCGCATCATAATTAATCCACTCATCAATAAAATCACGATGCTCCGCCCGAATCTGAACCTTACCAATCCTAAACAACGGACTCATAGCCATAATACGCTCATACTTCTTACCCTTAGCAAAAATAGGAACAATAGGCGGCATACTAGGCAAACGCTCAGCCTGCTGCACAAGAGCAGCCTGATACGCATTCGACTCAATCCCAATAATATCCGGATTAAACCGCAAATGATACTCCTGAATCTTCTCCAACTGATCAGCAAACGGAATCTTCGCAGCATACTGCTCCAACAAAAACACCTGATTACGCTTCGACACACCAACAACACTAATCACAAAACGATCACCACGACCACTCATACTAACAGCCGGATCAACCCCAATATACGTCCGCAACTTCTCCAACGAACCATCCTCACTACGCGGCAAATCCTCATCCGAATAATAATGCAACCAATCACCCGCCAAATCCCGACCAGCCATACTATCAAACGCCGCCATATACTCCTGCGCAAACAACAACGGATGATACCGCTGCTTCGTATACTCCCACTCACGCTTAGGAAAATACGGATTATCAATACTACGATACTCCACACGACCCTGCTGCTTATCCGCAATCGCCTGCTTCGACCAGAACTCATCATAAAACCAATTCTTACCATCAGGCGTAGTAGTAGTAATAAGAAGCCCCTGCTTATCAGACAACGCAGGCCGCATAACCTGCCAAGGCTCCTCCGACCGAATAAACGCCGCCTCATCCATCCACAAAATATCCAAACCCGCACCACGAAGACTCTGCGGATCATCAGACGACTTAAACTCAATAAGACTACCATTAGGAAACTCAAAAGTCATAGCGCCACGATTCTCTTTCACATCCTTACCAATTTCCAAACCGGAACTCGTAATAACCTTACGCAAAGTCAAAAGAGCCGGACGCAAGACTTTATAATCCTTACTCGTAGCCCAAATCCACAAAGGACTCTTATCACCACTACCATGCGCATCCCGATGAAACTGCTCAGGATACAACGCATAAAACAACACCTCCCAAGCCGCCGAAAGCGTCTTACCACCACGACGACCCGCCACAAGATGCCTAAACCGAGTCAACACCTCACCATCACTATTCGCATGAAACAACGATTGATAATAATGAGGCAAATACCCCTTACTCATAAACCAACCAAACTTCTCAGGAAACCGAAGAAGAACCTCCTCCAACTCCCTAGGCTTCAGCGCAACACCTTCCTTAAAACTATAATTAGGCATACGCCAACTCCTTAATGAGGCCGATGATCCCCACACTTAGGACACTTAGAATAATAATGCGGATTATCCAAATCACAAGTATGACAATACCAAGGCTCCTTACGCTGCTCCTTGATAATCCGTTTTGGCTGAACATTAGACCCAAACATTACCTACTCCTTATAACTCTGCGCTAATTTCAACGGTATAACCATACATATAGTATGTTCCCGCCGCTACCGGGTTTGACTGTAGACCCATAGCATACACAGTATTAAAAACAGGCCCAAGAGTAAGCCCACTACTATTACCTGTACTTACTACCGCCCAACTATAACTACCAGTTCGTTTTTCAACTTTAAAAGGAAAATTAATACCCCAATAACCATCACTAGTATAATGCCTACTAGAAGCAGAAACCCGCTCATAATACCGCATACACGACATCAACTCTCGCTCATACGGCAAAAACTCAAACTCACTAGGCGCAGTACCAACCTCCAACTGCACACCAGTAACCTCATAAAAATCATTCTGAACAAACGAAGGCTTAGGCAACCCAACCCGCAAAACATTAGCATTCGTAGGAACAACAACACTAGACGTAAACACAACCTTCTGCCACGACGTAGTAATATTCACCGTCTGATTAACAAGCGTAACACCACCAGTAAAACCATTACCATTACCCGGATTCTGATCCACCGTAGTACCCGTATCCACATAACACGGCCCAGAAAACGCTTTAGAACCACGAATCCAAAAACTCAAAGTAACATACTTACCCCTAGCAAACAACATATTCCGCTGCTCAACAAACTGTTCCCAACCATTCAAACCATTAGCAACAGCATTAGTCGCAGTAATACGCCCAGAATACAAAAAACGAGAAGAAGGCACATTAGTAACCCTACTCATATTAAAAACCCAACCACCATTATTACCAAAACACCAACGATCCTGAGCATACGTCGAAGCACCGCCACCGCCCGCATTAATACTATTACCACGCTGCCACACACCCATACTACCATTAATCAACAAATTCCTCGCAGGACGCAACTCAGCCTGCATCCAACGAGAAACACCATCATCATCAACACAAAACTTCAAAAACTCATCAGTATCAGACTGATAAAACAACAAACCAACAGAAGGAGAAACCATAGCCAAACGCTCAGCCCACGAACCAGCCGTAACACCCAACCCAAAAAAATTCGGCACAACCCCTCCTCCCCCCAGTAAAGAATAAAAAGAATAACAAAAACATAAGAATAAAAAAGAAAAGAACAAAAAGAATATAACCCCTACCATTAATAACGAACAAAACCCAAAAAAAGTGACATCAAAACCAAAACCTTAACAAACCCTTAACACAAAAATATCCTGTGCCAAAACCATATAGTGTATATTTCATATACATCAGGTAGACGGAACGGGGGACAGGGTAGTGCATTTTCAATTGTCTACTGTAGTGACCGTTACAAGCCACCCCCTACCAGTTAGGCGCCGTAATCTAACAAGACCACGCAGACACACAAACAAGACTACATATAACCATACCAGTATATTATGTAGACTTCTCACACAATCAGCCATCAGCCCCTTTTAATGTGCCAATAACCGTTACATGATACTAACGTTTTTGTCTCTGTGTGTGGTTGTGTTTGGTTACGAGTAGCACACTTCGTGTGCTTTAGGTGGGGTATCTTCTAGACCTGAGGAGGTCGTGATGAACAGGTACATCGTGGTGCGGACAGAGTGGGACTTCGAGCGGAAGAACCCGGGCCAGATCGGGCTCGGACCGTACACGTACGGGGAGGCGCTCAGCGTGGTGCAGACGGAGATGTTCTTCGGGGTGTCGAAAGACGACCTGATGATCGTGGGGCCGCTGAGCCTGACGTCGCGGTCGTTGTGCGGCGGGTGCGGGCGCCGCCACATCCCGGACGAGTGCCCGTGCATGGACCAGTGGGTGTAGGTGTTGGTTGTCCTGAGCATGACTCTAAACTGCTCACATTTACCTACTACGTTAGGAGTTTGTGATGATGCTGTTCGATGATTCGATGTATATCGCTGATGACTGGTTTTGGGCGCAGTCGCAGGACTGGGCCGCTGAGATCCGCGCCGACTACGCGGCGCACCCGGAGATGTTCGTCGACCCGGCGGACCTCGTGTGGGACGACTTCGACTCGGAGGAGGTGGCGTGATGCCGAAGATCAACGGAGAGAACGTGGTGGTGCAGAAGCCGCGCTACATCGTGGTGAAGACGGTGTGGGACTGGAACGGGCCGGGGCAGTTCGCGCTGGGCCCGTGGGACACGTTCGAGCAGGCGCTCAACGTGAAGAAGTGCGAGATGTTCTTCGGGGTGGCGGAGGAGGACCTGATGATCCTCCGGCTGAAGAACAGCGGTGGGCGGGCGCGCTGCGAGTCGTGCGGCGTGACGCAGCCGCCGCGGGAGTGCCCGTGCATGGACCCGTGGACGTAGTGTTGGCGGAGAATGCCTGATAATGTAAGGTGTCCTGAGCATGACTCTAAACTGCTCACTGTTTACCTACTACGTTAGGAGTTATCATGAAGTGGTACGAGTTTCCTGATGTGCGTGTCAAGGTCACGTTTCAATATCGTCAGATGGAGCGTGATGATTATGAGGCGTGGGTGGTTGAAGAGGCTAATCTTCTCAAACTGTCTGAGGTTGGCGAGTTGTCGGATGGTGTTGCCAAGTATGGTTACGATTTGTTTAAGGTTGCTTGGCTGAATCTGGTTAAGGTTCGTGGTGCTAGTGCTCCGCTGGTGTATACTCGTGGTTATCTGGTGCGTACGGGTGAGCGTAGTATGGCTGTGCGGATGCGGGAGAAGAAGACGGAGGTGCGTCAGATGACGAGTGAGGATCGTGCTCGTCTTGATGCTGTGCGTGTTGAGCGTTCTCGTACGCCTGATCTTGCTCCTTGGGAGGTTGTGGAGCGTGATCGGATGGGTGTTGAGTGGCTTCGTTGTCATGCGGCTGATGAGGCGTATGAGGTTGATTTTGCGGAGCGTGAGGAGTTGGCTGCTTGGGCTGCGCATTCGTGGGTTGTGGCTCAAGATGCTGAGGATGATGGTGATACTATCGTAGTTTCTAACTAGTTCTGCGTCCTAGGCATGACGTTAAACTGCCTTTGTTTATTTTTTTTGTAGGGTTTTTCTTGTGTCGTGTTGTGATTTGTGTACTTTCCAATTGTGGAGGGTTGGTTGTGTTTATGTATCGTGTGTGTGAAATTGCGGCTGATTGTCATGCGTTGTTTACTTCGTGTGATGGTGGTCGTGATTGGGAGTTTGTGGCTTTTTATTTTGATGCGTATCGTGCTGAGTCTGATGCGGCTTGGTGGGTTAATCAGCAGATTATGGAGGCTTGTTGTGGCGCTTGATCGTAAGGCTATGTATGCTCAGGTTGCTGAGGGTATTATCAACCTGATGGAGCAGGGTGTTGCACCATGGTCTAGGCCATGGCTTATTCGTGGTAATGCTGATCCTTGGGCTCCTCGTAATGGGTTTTATGATCGTCCGTATAATGGGTTTAATAGTTTGTATCTTGGTGCTGTGATGCAGGCTAATGGTTGGTCTGATCCCCGGTTTTTTACGTATAATAATGCTAAGAAGTTAGGTGCTCAGGTTGTTAAGGGTTCTGAATCTACGCTTGTGGTGTATAATAAGCGTGTGACTAAGAAAGATGATGATTCTGATGGTGTTTCGTCGTTTTATGTGATGAAGTATTATCGTGTGTTTAATGCGGCTCAGGTTGATGGGCTTGATGAGTATGAGCCTGTTGTTGATGGCGTTGAACCGTATTGGCATGGTGATGAGTCGTTTCCTGAGGCTGAGCGTGTGGTTAATGCGTATTCGGATGATCAGCGTGTGTTTGTTGATTATGGTGGTGATCGTGCGTTTTATTCGCCTGTGTCTGATCGTATTGGTATGCCTTATGAGGATCAGTTTGTTTCTCTTGGTGCGTTTTATCATACGTTGTTTCATGAGGTTGTGCATTCTACTGGTCATGAGAGCCGTCAGGATCGTTTGGTGAAGGGTGGTTTTGGTTCTGGTGAGTATGCTAAGGAGGAGTTAGTTGCGGAGTTTGGTGCTGCGTTTCTTGCTATGAATTGTGGTGTTCCTCTTCGTGATAATGAGGCTGCTTCGTATCTTGCTGGTTGGGCTGCTAAGTGTAAGGATGATCCGGGTTTGCTGGTGACTGCTGTTAATGCTGCTCAGCGTGCGTGTGATTTTGTTTTGGAGTCTGCTAATATTGTGGAGGTTGTGTGATGGGTTGGGATGAGGTTCTTGGTGTTCGTGTTAGTATGGAGGAGGATTGGCGTGTGCGTACTGATGAGGCGTATGGTTGTCTTGTTGATGCGTATGATGCTGTGAGTGATGTACTTAAGTGGTCGCAGGGTGTTCTTGAGTATTCTCCGTGGCCTCCTCCGCCTGATAGTGTGTTTGCTCAGATGCAGGATTATGTTGATGCTGCTGAGCAGTGTATGCTTGTTCTTGGTAATCGTATGAATACGTGGAATGATGGTGATTTTGATGAGTAGTCTTATGTGTGATTGTGAGGATTTTCCTTGTTGTGATTGTGGTCAGGAGTGGATTGCTAATCAACGTGATATTACTGTTAATGGTTTTGATGCTTATGAGTATGATGATGGTCCGTGGCCTATGAGTATTGAGCGTAGATCGTGGTTGTATGATAATCCGTTTGATGAGTATGAGCCGGAGGTTGATGATGAGTAGTGTTGAGGATGCGTGGCTTGATGAGCAATATGAGGCTTATTGGGCTGATGAGGATGAGGCTTGGCGTGAGCAGCAGATGCGTGATGAGTATCTTGTGATGCATGAGGCTGATCTTGTTGAGTTTCGTAGTGGTTGGTTTGATTATCTTGATGAGGAGTGTGTGTGATGTGTGATACGCCTGAAGTTGTGACTGATGAGATGCGCCGTGCGTTTTCTGATATGGAGCGTAAGGTTAAGTATCTTGAGCGTTATGAGACTATTCTTAGTCATGTTGTGGCTGCGCTTGATAACCGTATGGGTTTTGATGCGGAGACGTGGGAGGCTGTTGCTTGTGAGGTTCAGATGAATACTGAGTATTCGTTTGATGATGTTGTGCAGACTCTTATTGGTTGTTGTGATGTTGATCCGGCTATGTTTAATAAGCCGTTTACTGTTAGTGTGACGATGCCTCTGTATTTTGCTGTTCAGATTGATGCGCCTGATGAGGATACGGCGGCTGATATGGTGTATGATAATCTGAATAATATGTGGCCGCGTGATATTTTTGACGGCTATGATGTTGATATTGATACGTCGTCTATTGAAATTACTCATATTGAGGAGGGCTAGTATGATTACTGTTGCTAATAAGTATTATAAGCATCTTAGCGAGTTTGGTGTTGATGCTGCTATTGATGCTGGTAAGTCTTGGTATCCTGATGCGTGGCGTATTTGTCAGCGTATTGGTGCTGAGCATGGTCTTGCTGCGCGTCGTGTTGCTGCGGTGATGGCTGTTACTAGTCCTCGTGCTCGTTGGTCTACGAATCTTGCGGCTACTGCTATGCTGTGTGCTGAGCATAAGGCTGGTACGTATTCGTATTCGTATAATATTCTTGGTGCTAGTGCGACTAAGGGTGTGCGTGTGCTTGAGTCGCGTTATTATTCTAATGTTATTAGTGGGCCTAAGGTGTCTGCTTTTTATGATGCTATTTGTGGTGATACTGATAGTGTTACTGTGGATAGTATTATGAGTAAGGCTGCGGGTTATTCGTCTGATGTGTCTGATCGTATTCGTGAAGAGGTTGTTCAGGCGTGTTGGATGATTGGTGATGTGTTTGGTGTGTCGCCTCGTGATGCGCAGGCTGCTGTGTGGGTTGCGTATCGCGGGGGTGCTGCGTGAGTGAGCAGGCTTGGATTGGTTTGGGTGTGTTTGTTGGTTATTTTGTCTTTCGTGTAGCAAAACTTTTTCTTAGGTGATAGATTATGAGTAGGCCTTTTGGTCTACTCATTTTCTATTTCGTAGTGTTTGGCTACTAGTGGTGTGTTATTTTGCTTTCTTCGTGACAGGGGGCCCGGGGGATCCGGGAGTGAGGGTCGGATCGTTATGTAGGATGCGTTTTAAGGGCCTTTGCGGGCGTTCTGAGGCGTTTCTAGGGGTGTACTAGTACTACCCTACATGGAGGGGGGTCTAATCGCTTAGAATCAAAATTCGATTTTACAATTTCTTTACTTGTTTTTCATCAGCCAGTGTGATATAATACTTATTGGGCGAGGGGGTATGGCGGAACTGGTAGACGCGCCTGACTCAAAATCAGGTACCGCAAGGTGTGGGGGTTCGATTCCCTCTACCCCTATTGGGGGATCGTCTAACGGCAGGACATGGGTTTTTGGTGCCCATTATCTAGGTTCGAATCCTAGTCCCCCAGTATGCAATTGTAAAGATTATGCTACGATTATGTAACGATCAGCCTTTGCTTGTAAGAAACCTGCTAGAATTTACGACTATACACTGAAAGGACATTATGCATTACCTTACTATTATGGATATTTATAATAACCTTTATGTAAAGTATATGAGTGAGGATACTAATTACTCTACATCTGATAAGGTTATTATTCGTAGTATCCTTGCTGATATTCAGGATATGTACGTTACAGCGTTTGAAGAGCATGATGCTTACTGGGCTACTATCTACGAAAAGGAGTATAATGAGTCCTAGTGATGATCTTCCGTACTGGTCGTACGAAGAGTTGCGTGATGTCGAAAGGGATTATATTGATGTTTTGGAGCGTTTGGAGATTAAGTACCGCCTTAATACTGACTGTTGGGATGCTGATGATACTGATTATCCGCCGCTTGTTTCGTGGGATCCTTGCGTATGATTAAGACGTTTGAGGTTCTTATTAAGCGTAGTAAAAATAATCGTTGGAATATTAAGATTGATGATGAGTTGTTGGGTCAGGTTGATTCGTTGAATGAGGCTACGAATGTGTTGTGGGATGCTGGGTATAAGGCGCATACGTATCGTCGCGGGGTTACTACTACTGGTAAGCCTTTGTTTAAGGCTACTGTAATTAAGAAGGAGGCTTAGTGTTTTACGTTCGTAAGCGGATGGAGCGGGACGGTATTGTTGTCAGCCTGTTTTATAATACTCAGGTGTTGGGCACTATGAGTGCGTATCTTGATCCAAATGATTCAGCGAGTGTTGATATTGAGGTGGTGGATGGTATGAGTATGCCTGCCGCTGAGTGGTCCGACCTGTTGGAGGATAAGATTAATGCTGCTGAGTAAACTTAAGGAGTCCTTGTCTGAGCCTCGTAATGATGGTTATTTGCATTTCTCTCAGCATTTGCAGCATGATAGGCATACGGCTATTTATATGAAGTATGGGTATCCTAAGACTACTCCGGCGTGGGGTAGAATGTTTCCACTTGTGCAGGGCACCGGCATCCATGATGTTATCCATACGCATATGGCTAAGATTGTTGATCATTATTTGCCTGAGCATCCTATTGTGCTAGACGATCAGTATCATTATCCGTGGACAGGTACCGTGGATGCGTTTGCTAAGGTTGGTGACGAGTATTGGATCCTTGATTATAAGACGATTAGTGGTGCTGGTATGTTCTTTCTTGGTGATGAGCCTAAGGAGGATCATAAGTGGCAGGTGTCAGCGTATCATGCGTTTATGCCTATGACTAGTGATGATTGGCGTACTGCTGTTATCTACTTGCCGTCTAGTCCTGATTATAAGAAGAATTGGTCTGAGCCTGTGATGCTAGAGTTTGAGCCTTACTCTAAGCGTGAGGTTGAGGAGCGTATTAGTGATGTTGAGCGGGCTATCGGATTGTATCTTGAGGATAATATTCTGCCTGATATTCCTCCGCCTACGTTTGCGTGGAAGAAGCGTGGCAAGACGTACTTTTTGCAGCAGCGCCCACACTATACCACCCTATTTTGTCCGTGGTCTAGTCTGATTGATGATCCTTGTGGTTGTAGTGACGAGAAGTCGTCATTGTTGGCAACATATACCGAAGGAGACTTGAAAATTGAGGATGGGTATGATAAAATGGTAAAGCAAATCATCCAAGAGATTGGGTATCCTTATGACTCTTAAGCGTTTGTGGGAGCGGTATAATCCTCGCCGTAAGTATATTGATCTTGATGATTATACAATTAGTCTTATGGCGCAACTAGGATATATTGAGTTATATCGTGGTGAGTACTTTTTTACTCCTGCTGGACAGGAGGCGTTAGAGGAAGGGATTAAGATTATGAAGGAGAATATGAATGATTCCCAGTGAACTTACTGAGCGGTTCCATCATTCGCAGGTTCGCAAAAACCAGTCTAATCAGGATTACGTCAGCATTGACGGTTATATTAATCGTCTGAATGATGTGCTTGGATCTAACTGGCATTGGGAGGTTCGTAAGTGGGAGTTTCGTGATGGTCCTGCTACGAAGAATGGTAAGCCCCAGTATATTGCTATTGTCAGTGGGTGTTTGACGCTAGCCTTGCGTGACAGTGATCATATGCGGATGATCAGTCGTGATGGTGTTGGCGCGGGCTTTAACTTTGATCCGGATACTGCTATTAAGACTGCTCAGGCTGAGGCTCTGAAGAAGGCTTGCCACCAGTATGGTATTGCTCTCTACCTTTGGAGTGAGGATGAGCGCGACTTTGTGCAGATGCAGCGTGACGCTATGCATGATGATGTTGCGCTGAAGCGGCTCGTGATGGAGTATACGATTCGTGAGGCAGAGTTGGATCCCGCAGAGCAGCCTAGCCGCGAGGCTATTATGCAGGTGCTTGATACGGATGATCTGAGCGTGGAGAATATGCGGAGCATTCTTAATAAGAAGGGGGTTATCTAATGTGGGTTGGTGAGTACGATAAGCAGACCATTGCTTGTCATATGAGTGTCGTCTTTGAGAATCTTGGTACGGTTAATCGTGCTCTTGAAGAGTATGTTGATCGTGACAAGGATTATGCTATCCTTGATCGTCTGATGGAGCAGGCTTTTCACAGGTTGGAAGAGATTGAGGATATTCTTGATCTTTGGAAGAAGCCGGGGTTTACGTGGGCTAGCCTTGATCGTGGACAATTCGATTCGCTGAAGCGTTGTGATTGTCCTGATTGTCGTGAAGATTCTAGTTATAGGATGGATTAGTGGAAGTAAAGTATGACACGATGAAGTTTCACCCCAAGCGTATGTATGGTAGTGATGCTGCTTGGGATCTTTACGCACTAGAGGATGCTATTATTCCTGCTAGTGGGTGGAAGATTGTTGATACTGGTCTTCGCATTGATATCCCGCACGGGTATGCTGGACTAGTGCTCAGCCGCAGTGGACTTGCAAGTCGGGGGGTTTATGTGCTAAACTCTCCCGGACTGATTGATGCGGGGTACATTGGTTCGATCCGTATCATTCTGGCGAACATGATGGAATTCAACGATTATGAGGTTAAAGAGTCTGATCGTATTGCTCAACTGATGATCGTACGAGTGGAGGACATTACACTCGCCCCCGGTATTTTTGCTGGGGGTGCTCGCGGAGAGGGCGGCTTTGGGTCTACTGGCAATTGATACTGAGACGACTGGTGTTGGCTGGCACGACCAAGCCTTTATGGTCAGTGTTGCAACAGACACAGAAACACTAGTGTTTGATAAGCGCAACACAAGTGGTACGCAATGGCAAGACGATCTGCTTCGTGTTAATCGTATGCTGCACGAGGCTACGCATATCATTATGCATAATGCTAAGTTTGATTTGCAGAAACTTATCAGCATTGGTTTTGACAGTTACCTGTTCGCCACAAAGTTTGAGGACACGCAAGCCATTGCGCATCTTATTGATGAGAAGCAGAGCACTAGCCTAAAGTATCTTGCGCGGGTTGTGCTTGGAGAGGAGACGGATGAGGATGAGGTTCTGAAGGTTTGGCGGCGCAAGAATAAACTTAAGAAGGAGGATGGTTATGAGCCTATCCCCAATGAGATTCTTGCTCCTTACGCAGCCAAGGACGCGGAGTTTACTCTGCGACTATACAAGACGCTATGGCCTCGCCTGCCCAAGGACCTGCACGACCTGTACAATATGGAGAAGTCGCTTACATGGGCGCTACTCAACGTCGAAGCGCAAGGCATGAGCATTGATAAGGCGTATGTTACTGACAAGAGAAGGGAGTATGGTGATCGGATTTACAAACTTAAGCAGCGTATTGGGGAACTGGTTGGCAAGGAATTCAACCCCCAATCACATCAACAGGTTCTACACGCACTCAGCGAAAGAGGATTCGTGGTATCCTCTACCTCCAAAGACGCGCTCAGGGAAGTGGACGACGAACTCGCACGACTAATTCTAGAACTCCGCGAGTGTAACAAAATCAAAGCAACGTACTTTGATGCCTTGCATGAGGAGGCTAGGGATGGTATACTCCACCCGAACTTTCGTCAGCATGGTACAAGGACTGGTCGTATGAGCAGTGGAGCCGCCGAAGCGTGATGAGTTATCATCATTGGGATGAGGAGGAAGAGGAGGAATGGTCGTGGTATTACGTCTCCATGTATCATCCCGAATACTTGATTCCGATTGCGACTGACTGGCCAGTATGTGCCGCAGGATTTGAGCAAGCAATGGACGTATACACACTACTACTGAAACTATCTAAATGAACGTACAGAATATTCCAAGAACACAAAAGGATGTGAAACGTGCATTTATCCCAAAGAATGATGCGTTCCTTTTTTTCGACTACAAGGCTATCGAAGTACGGCTACTCGCGTACTACCTCGCCATTGGCATCAATGACACTAGTCTTGTCGAAGAGATTCGTAACGGACTGGACCCGCACTATGAGACTGCCAAAGGACTATTCAACAAGAGTGACATCACTGACGAGGAGCGGCAAGTAGGTAAGACGCTGAACTTTAGCATCATCTATGGTGGTGGGACGCCTACGATTATGCGACAGTTGGGCGTTGACTACAAGGAAGCAAAGCGATTGTTGGAGGCGTATCATGGAACTAGGCCGGGCATTGCTCTTCTTAGGAACAGCATTGATCGTATTCTGGATAGTAGAGGTTACATTATTAATAGTCACGGCAGGCATCTTCATGTGGAGGAATCGCACAAAGCCCTAAACGCTCTTATCCAAGGCAGTGCTGCGGATATTATGCGCGAGGCCGTGGTTCGTGTAGCCGCCAAGTTGGAGCACTACCAGACACACATTGTCAACATCATTCACGACGAGATTATGTTGGATGCTAACACGAGTGAAATGCCGATCATGGTGTACACTATTCCAAGCCTGATGAAGCCTAGCGAGATTGATAAGGTCATCCCGATTGAGGTTGACTGTGAAGTATCTTATACGAATTGGGCTGAGAAGGAGGAGTATCATGGCAATTGATGATCCAGTCAACAGTCCTAAGCATTACACACAAGGCAATATGGAAGTAATCACTGCCATTGAGGGCTTGGGACTAGACTATCATCAGGGTAACATTCTAAAGTACGTAGCACGATACAAGTATAAGAATGGTTTGGAGGATCTACGTAAAGCAAAGTGGTACATTGATCGTTTGATTTACATTGAAGAGACGGCAAACTACAACGAGAGAAAGAGGAATTACGAGTGAGCGTTGCAGGAGCAATTAAGAAGCGCAAGTTGGAAGAGAATATGCGGAAGCGGCTTGAGCGTGGTGCTGAGAAGCAGAAGGCTAAGGAGATGCGTCAGGCCCGTAAGATGAAGGAGAAGCAGAATGAGAACGCTTAGTCTTACCAGCCCTCCGATGAAGGGCAAGGAGGTGAAGGATGCTCAGCGAGCACTGAAGGAGTATGGTGCTTGGACTGGGAAGATTGATGGTGTGTATGGCGAGTTTACGGCTCGCGCTACTGCGCAGGCAAAGTACCGCCTTGGGTATGCTGACAAGCATTTGAATCGTGTGTACGGTCCCGACCTGCACAAGTTTCTCACTGGTCAGGCCAAGCCTACCCTGCTGATGCAGCGCCGCGCCAAGAAGCGGGCAGAGAAGAAGGATGTTGGTGAGGCGGCTCTTGGTATTGCCCTCCAGTATGAGGGCGTTAAGGAGGATCCTCCGAACAGTAACCGCGTCATGTTCTCAGAGTGGTATGGTATGATTGGTCCGTGGTGCGCAATGTACGTCACGTATTGTTTCACAAAGGCTGGTGCTAAGCATTTCAATAAGAATGCTGCACGATGGGCTTATTGTCCGTATATGCTGAATGATGCTCGTGCTCAGCGGCACGGCCTGACGGTAGTGCCTGCGGATAAGACTCGCCCCGGAGACATTGTATTGTTTGACTGGGCGCGTGATGGTGTAGCAGATCATGTAGGTATCCTCATGAGCAGCATCAATAAGGCTGGCGGCTTCACCAGCATTGAGGGTAACACTGGAGCCAACAATAGTGATGGTGGTATGGTCATGATTCGTGGCCGTAACACCAAGCAGGTAATCGCATTCATCCGAGTTTGGGAGTAGCATTGCTGACCGAAGCGCAGAAGAATTGGTTTGAGTACAACAAGGGCATCACCACTGAGACGCTGGAAGCGTTTGGTGTACGCTCTGATGATGATTACGAGTGGGTAGTTTTTCCCTACCAGAATGGTGACAAGAAGCGGTACATTGGTCCCGGCAAGCGCCAGTTTGCTAGCGAAAAGGGCCTGCACCTAGGCTTGTATCATGGTCCCCTAGACGCGGAGGCTAACTATTGCTTCCTTGTAGAGGGCGAGACTGATACCATGCGCCTCTGGCAGGAGGGAATCCATAATGTGTATGGTATCCCCGGCGCTTACGGACTTAAAGAGCAGGACGCTGATGCGCTCCTGTCTTACGACACGATCTATGTCGTACTAGATAATGATGCTGATTATAATACTGGTGCTAAGATTGAGAAGGCTTGGAGTGGTATTCGTTCCAAGTTGGGTAGCAAGGCTAAGCGCGTAATTATCCCGGAAGATGTCAAGGACATTGTAGAGTTCTTTGAGTCGTACACTATTGATACGTTCAAGTCTCTGGTCCGCGAATGCAAGACGGGTAATTATCATTATGATGCGCTAGACCTCGCTGCCCCTCCGCCAGAGTACCAGTGGCTCGTGGATGGTATCATCGCCAAGGGAGACACTACGCTCCTCGTAGGAGAGCCTAACGTAGGCAAGTCGTGGTTGTCTCTAAGCCTCGCCGTAGCCATCGCCAATGGTGAAGATAAGTGGATTGATTGGGACCTTAACGGGTTTGGTAAGGTACTCTACGTGGATGAGGAGAATCCTCACGACGTTGTGTATCATCGTCTCCGACAACTAGGCCTCAAGAATTATGATAACCTGCGATACCTTCACCGTCAGGGTGTTCGCCTAGACCGGCGCTTTGACAAGTTTCTAGACGAGGCCGTAGCCTACCAGCCTAGCCTTATTATCCTTGACAGCCTTACCCGGCTGCACACGCAGGACGAGAATAATGCTGGTGCAATGGCTACACTCTTTAATGATAGCATCAATGTCTTGACAAAGGAGACTGGGGCTGCTATCATTGTACTGCATCATACGAACAAGGGAGATTCCAACAGTTCGTATGTACGCACTCGTGGTTCCAGTGATATTGGGGCTGCTGTGGATTGTGGACTTGAGGCTCGCGCCGAAGCACCGGGAAGGTTCCGGCTCGTACACTTCAAGTCTCGCCGCAAGCAGGCCGGTACAGTGGCCCACGTAGAAATTCGGGACACGCCCGAAGGTAATGTAATCCTCGCCCCCGCAAGGGCCGCATTCTAAGGAGGTGAATATGACTACTGATACTGAGAATCCTACCACTCCGATGCAGAAGATGCTGATTGAGTGCAGTGATAATGAGGTGCTGCTTGGTGAGCGCATCGCTGGCGTTCTAGAGTTTCTTACGATGCGAGCCGTTATGGACGCGCCGTACGTTATTCGTACCGACACGGGTGACGCTATCGCTATCTTCGCTGCAAATGATTCTGCTAAGATCATTGAGGCGTCTCTAGCCAAAATGACTCTTAAGAATTGGGACGACCCTATCAACGATGATGCGTTTATCACTAACGCTGATCCGGGGGATGAGCAGGAGGAGACGGATGAGTCTACCGCCGAACAGGAGTAAGCAATGGAAAGCGTGGGAGCGTGAGGTTGCGGCTGATCTTGGCGGCAAGCGCACTGGGCCTCGTGGAGAAGATGTACCCGACGTAGTAGACCTACCGGGTAACTTTGCTCCAGAGTGCAAATACCAGAAGCGTCTAGCCCTAAGAGACGCCGACCTCAAGCAAGCACACCATAATGCCAGAGGCAACGAGTGGGCGTTGTTTCTACGAGAAGGCAAGACAGGCCGCAGGTTTGTCGTAGTACCCTACAAGACGTTTATTAAAATGTGGGATTCGTATACAAAGGATATGTAAGATGGACGAGTATATTACTGTTGCAGGTATCGTGCAGTTCCCTCCCCGCGAGCGCAAGGCTGGTGGGAAGGATGTTCGTGATGTTGCTATTCGCAGCATTGCCAACAATAAGATGATTAACATTACTCTCTGGCCTGAGAAGGGTAACATTACCGTCAACAAGGGTGACTTTGTTGTTGCTGATGGTAAGTACACGCAGAGCATGGGGCAGAACAAGAATGGTGAGCAGCAGACTTACCATAACTTGTCTGCAATCACGTTCCACAACCTCGCCTCGCTGGGTGATGTTGGGACGGTGAAGGCCGATCCGAAGGAGTCGGCGTCGTCTGCGGACGACTTCCCCTTCTAATGCTTAGCCCTGACGATCAGCGCGTCAGGGAATACGAGCGCGTTGTGGCTGTTGCTGCTTATCGTTTTAGAAACGCAGCAGAGTATGATGATCTGTATCAGGAGGGCATGATTGCTGTTTGGAAGTGTCCTCCTGATGCAGACCCACAATTCGTCAGCAAGGCCGTATACAATCGTATGAAGGATTGGGTACGGTACGTAAAGCGGCTTAGGCACCACCAGAGCGTATCATACGACGAGATGGTTGAACACAGTGTATGATAAGCAGGTTGTGGAAGAATGCTTAAGAAACTATACGATTCTAAACCAAGTTAGTATTGAGAAGGATGACAAAGAATTATTAACCGTCAAAATGGACATAGACAAGGGGTTACGCAAACTACAAGGAATTAGTGTAAACTTGCATAACACCCTATTGGGAGTGTTTGTTTATGGCAACCCAATTCAAGAACAAGCAAAACAAATGGGTGTAAGTAAGCGGCAGATCCTACGCCGCTTAGACGACGGATTACATATGTTGACAATGATTATGAATGGTGAGGTTCTATGATGCGGGTAGATACAAGTGATAATAATCGGTTTGAGTTTGGGCTAGAGAAGCCGCTCATGCTGCGAGGAGACTGGGCGGTTACGGCTGACTGGCACGTACCGCTCTATGACGCTAAGTTGGTTAACAAGTTTCTTGACGAGGCAGCGGGCTACTCTAACCTCCTGATTGCTGGTGATTTCCTTAACGGGGACTCGCTTAGTCAGTATTATCCTAAGCAGAAGAGTGCTGGGATTGACAAGGAGATTAGTGAAGCGCGTAGCCTTATGGAGATTCTTGCACAGAATTTTAAGCAGATCGTATTCCTTAAGGGTAATCATGATTATAGGTACGTGAAGAGTGCAGAGTACCGGCAAGACTTTGTGTCGGCTATGCATGAAGTGTTTTTGGGAATTGACCTAGGGTCGTGCCGTCTCAAATTCACGAACTTGGATCATGTGTACATTAATAGTAATGGTGAAAAGTATTTTGTTGCTCACCCCACGTCGTACTCTAAGAATCCTCTCGTTAATCCTAATAATATTGCCACTATTCAGAAGTGTCACGTTTTGACTGCGCATACGCATCATTGTGCTATGGGCTGGGACACTAGTGGAGAGTATATTATTGGAGAGTTGGGAGGCTTCTTTAACATTCAGCAGACAGAGTATCTACAGGACACGACAACGTATCCTAACTGGTGCAATGGTTACTGGTTTATTACTCGTGGTGCTGCTCAGATGGTGACGTATGGGGCGCGTGGCAAGCGTATTAGTGGAGGGAGTAAGTAGTGGACGAGAAGATTATTCTAGACTTGTTTGAGGCGCTGGATGCTCGTGATGCTTTGCAGAATGATGCGGAGATTATGGAGCGTGAGGGCTTTGAGCACGTCGCAATTAGGTATCGTGCTCTGGCAGAAAAGTTTGACGAGTACGCAGACCAGTTGGATTTGTGATATAATGGGGCTGTGGCGGAATTGGTATACGCAGCAGACTTAAAATCTGTAGCCTACGGGCATGAGGGTTCGACTCCCTCCAGCCCTATCTATCGAAAGGAGAAGAATGAGTCTACCAACTGATTATCAGACGTTTATTGCAACGTCTCGTTATGCTCGCTGGCTTGATGATGAGAAGCGGCGAGAGTACTGGCCTGAGACTGTCAGCCGGTACATTGAGTTTATGGATCAGAGTCTTCGTGAGAAGCATAATTATAAGATGGATGCTGTACTGAAGGCAGAATTGCTAGACGCTATCATTAATCTAGAGGTTATGCCTAGTATGCGAGCATTGATGACTGCTGGTCCTGCTCTGGCTCGTGAGAACGTGGCTGGGTATAATTGTTCGTATACGCCTATCAATCATCCTCGCTGTTTTGATGAGGTACTTTACATTCTTATGAATGGTGTTGGTGTAGGGTTCAGCGTTGAGCGAGACGACATTAACCAGTTGCCTATCGTGAATGAGCATTTTGAGAAGAGCACTACCGTTATTCATGTGGCAGACTCTAAGGCTGGTTGGGCTAGGGCCTTGCGAGAGTTGATTAGCCTGCTCTATGCTGGTCAGATTCCATCGTGGGATATGAGTGCTGTTCGTCCCGCTGGTAGTCGCCTCAAGACTTTTGGTGGCAGGGCTAGTGGTCCTGCTCCGCTAGAGGACTTGTTTAAGTTTGTTGTCAATGTGTTCCAGAATGCTGCTGGACGTAAACTATACGCGGTGGAGTGTCATGATCTTGTCTGTAAGATTGCGGAAGTGGTGGTTGTGGGTGGGGTTCGCCGTAGCGCCCTCATCAGTCTGTCTAACCTATCGGACGGAAGGATGCGTAACGCTAAGTCTGGAGAGTGGTGGACAGATAATCCTCAACGTGCGCTTGCAAATAATTCCGTCGCGTACTCTGAGACACCCGGTATGGATGCGTTCATGGAGGAATGGTTGAGCCTCTACCAATCCAAGAGTGGTGAGCGGGGTATCTTTAATCGTGAGGCTGCCCAGAAGCAAGCCGCTAAGAATGGACGAAGGGAGTACGACCATCCGTTTGGTACTAATCCATGCTCTGAGATTATTCTTCGCCCGCACCAGTTTTGTAATCTTACTGAGGTTGTGGTTCGTGCAGAGGATGACTTTGATTCACTTAAGCGTAAGGTACGGTTGGCTACGATCCTTGGGACGTTCCAATCTACTCTTACGGATTTCAAGTATCTGCGTAAGGTGTGGAAGCAGAACACGGAGGAGGAGCGTCTGCTCGGCGTGTCGCTTACGGGCATCTTCGATAACAAGATTATGGTAGGTAAGGGATCGTATCAGGTTGGTCCTAACTTGCGGGAAATGCGACAGGAAGCGGTGATGACTAATGCAAAGTATGCTAAGCAGATTGGTATTCCTCAGTCTACTGCCATCACTTGCGTCAAGCCTAGTGGTACTGTCTCTCAATTGGTGGACTCCGCTAGCGGCATTCATCCTCGTTATGCTGAGTATTATATCCGTCGTGTGCGCGGAGATATCAAGGATCCGTTGACGCAATTCCTTATGGATTCTGGTGTGCCTCACGAGCCTGACGTTATGAATCCTGATAATATGATGGTGTTCTCGTTCCCACAAAAGTCTCCTAGTAAGGTTACTAATCTTACGGCTATTGAGCATCTAGAGTTGTGGCTAGCCTATCAGGAGAATTGGTGTGAGCATAAGCCTAGTATTACTGTTAGTGTTGCTGAGGATGAGTGGATGAAGGTTGGTGCTTGGGTGTATGATCATTTTGATGAGGTGAGTGGTATCTCGTTCTTGCCTAAGAGTGATCATACGTATCGTCAGGCTCCTTATGAGACTATTACGAAGGATGAGTATGAGGCTCTTGTGAAGGAGTCTCCTAAGCAGATTGATTGGGCTAGGCTTAGCGAGTACGAGTTGGAGGATAATACTGAGTCGTCTCAGACGTTTGCTTGTACGAGTGATGCTTGTGAGGTTGTCGATATTAAAGGCTAGTGTTGAGATAATTTAGGCAATAAAAAAGGACCGGAGCATTCGCTCCGGTCCTTTATTTTTAGAATTTAATTCCTGTAATTGGCATTTTCTTAGCCGCAGACTTTAACAAATCCATACCTAAACCACTCTTACTAGGCTTATAGTTTTCTCCAAATACCTGACGGCCAATAAATCCCTCTACAGGCCCAATAATCGCAGGATCAGCAAGCACACCCGCAAGACCACGCCCCTTAGGAATCCCCGGCTTACCACGCATAACGCGATCAAGTTTAGCCCGTTCAGCCGCCTTAGACCGTGCCTCACGCTCCTCAGTAGTAACAGCAGGAGTCTTAACGCCCGCTTTAAGTTGTCGCTGAGCCATCTTGGCCCGCGCAGCCTTAACGCGGGCAGCACCCTTACGCCCCGCCCGCTCCTTCTTCTCTAACTCACTAACAGCAGCACTCTGCTTAGCGCGAGCCTCCAAAACTCCAGCGCCCTTCTCAGCCCACGGCCCGCCAGTACGAGCCGCCAAAGAAAGCACACGAGACGGCGTATTACGCCCACCATACTTAGTCGGCCTAAGGCCAGCACGAAGCCTAGCAGCATCAGCACTACGCTCATAACGAATCTGAGCAGTCCTACCCCGCGACTCCTCAGCAGCCTCCTTAGGATGCTTAGGCTCAACCTCAGGATCCCCACCATGAATAATAGGACTCTTACCCTGCTGCTCCTTAGGAGTCAACTCCGGAAAAATATCATTCCGCAACCTCTCCGCCGTAGTACGCGCCTCACGCTCCTCAAAATTCATAGCAAAACCACCACGCTGCTTAAGCCTAGCAGCCCGCGTACCCTTAGGAACCGTAGGAGCAACCCTACGAGTCGTAACAGGCCCACTAACACCACCATACGTACGCGGCTTAGCCTTACCCTCAAGCGCCCTAGCAGCCTTCTCACGCATACGAGGAGTAAACTTCATCTTCGCGGGAGCAGCCTCACTAGCCCCCGCAAACGGGACAAAACCCGGACCACCAACACGACCAAACTTCTTCGCCAACTCGCCATACGACCTAGAACCACCACGACCACTAAACTCAGTAGCCATACTAGTCCTCCCAACCCTTACTAGCCTGATACTCGCGCACCACACGATACAACATAGAAAGAAGAGCAGCCACAGCAGCAATAACCGCAGGCTGAACAGCCTCCCAACTATCAATGCCATTCAGGCCATCCACAAGCAGGACAGCCAGAAAAGCCTGCACAAACGTAAGTAACGCTCGTGTACCAATCTCTCGCCAATTCATATCTACCTCCTCAGATAGCCTGACTAACAAACCAAACAAGCCCAGCCAGAATACCACCACTAATAACACTAGTAGCAATCATCTTCTGAACACGCTTACCCTCAGCCTCGCCCTGCCAGCGAGCCTCCTGAATCTCCAACTCGGTCACACGCCCATTCGTACGCTTAACCTCATCATGGATCTGACACAACCTAGCATCCAACTCGTCTAAACGATGCAGGATGACTTGAATATCCCCTTCACTCATGGCATACTAACCCTCCCGTTGTAATGGTGTAAGACCGCCGCCGTCAAGCCAATCATTACGACTAATTGTCCACGGCTCCAAATAATAATCACTAGGCACATTACTACCCATACTACCGCCCGGATTATAGGCTTCCCAAAAAGCCTCCATAGCCCTAACATCATCATCAATAGGAATAGCAAGCCCCTGCTCATCAAAAACTAGTTGGCCACGCTCATCCACAAGGAAACGCACACGCTTACCCTCAGGACTCACAGCAACACGACCATTAACCTGAACATACCCCGAACTATCAACCGTAACATCCTTCTCACGATTAACAGTACCAGCAGGCCTATCATACTCAGCATCAGGATTATGACTACCCATACGCCCCAACTCCACCGGATCCGGATTAACAACCTCAACCCTAGGAGCCTGTGTAGCATTACGAGTAACATCCACCTGAACACGCTGAGTAGCCTCAGGAATAGTCAAACGCCCCTCAAGCACATCATTCACCATACTCTGAGGAAACGTCTTAGGAATATCCGGAAACTCTGCCTGCATCTGCGCAAGAACACGACTCGTCAAAGCCGGATCCTGCGCACCAAACGTAGGCAACCAAACATTATTAACATAATCACGAGTACGCTTCCACTTAGACAAAGCACTAATCGTACGCCAAGCACCCTTACGACGATCAATCTCAGCCTTCTCATACTCCATACCCCGCGCAGTAAACTCACGACTAATAGACTCGCCCAACTGATCAGGATCAAGACTATAAACACTAGTCGGAGAAAGCATATTCCACAAACCAGCCGGACTAAACGTCGGAAACTTCGTACTCAACTTATTCTCAGGAATACGCAACTTAGACTCAGGATCATTAGGATCCCTAAAAATAGCCATAGGATCCTCACGACCACGCAACTCATTCAACTGGGACTGAGACTTATACGAATTTGTAATAAGCCTCGGCAAAGGAAGCCCACCAACAAGGCCTGCCGCTCCCGGCAATAACCCTTGATTAGCCGTTCCAGTCGGCGCACCCGTAAGAAGACTCTTACCGCTTTGCTGCTCAATAAACGCATTAATAAACGGGTTAGTAAACTCAAACGCACTATTAGGCCCAGCCATACCACCACCAATAGCCACATCACCAATAGCAGTAATTGTCTTAGACATAGTACCAAACGGATTAATACTACCAAAGCCCACGCGATTATCCTTAGTCGGATCAAGCCCAAGCGTATTCTCCAACCAGTCCGGAAGAGGAATAGACTCCAACAACCAGTCCGGCATACCACCGCGCTCAAAGATTTGCTCATACCCATAATTACCCACATTATACACAGCGTTAGCCGTAAGCGGACGATCCTGAACAAGCCTCTTAGTATACAAAGCAGAGTGCCTAGTCCACGCATAAAACGGAATAAGCGTATTACGCACAAACCGCTCAACATTAGTAAAATCACGATAATTACCCGACACCATATCAGCACTATGGCGAATCTCACGGAGAAACATAGGATTATAATACGGACTAGACCTATCACTAAGCATATCCACAGCAGCATTAAACTTACTAATCGTAGGATACCCCATATCAGGCATGCCTTGCTGAGCGCGAATAGCCACAGCATCAGAATCAAGGAAATCCTTAAAGCCGGGGAAATTCATAGCAGACTCCCGCATAATCGCCACACGCAAATTCTTCTCCAATGCGAACGATAGTGTATAACCAATATTAGCGGCTGAAGCCGCAGCATTTGAAACACGCCCACCATTCTCACCAAACCGCGTAAGAAACGACTCTTGCGCATCCTGCATATAAATATTATCCTCAAAATCACGAATAAACTTATTCATAAAAATATCATAATCATCGCCATGATTAATCATCGAATCATCAATATCACGATTAAAACGACGCTTCATACTACGAGACATATTACGATGAGCATACTGCATAAACCTAGCCATAATATGCCCCGCCTGCATAGGATGCGCCATCATAAGCATCACAGCCCCACCAAACACCTGCTGGGAAACAAAACGAGGATTCAACGACAAAGCAAACACCTTAAAAATATCCGTAGCCCCACTAAACACCTTATTAGACAAAGCACGGCTACGCTCATACGACTTTGTAAGATCATCCTTAAGACGCTTAGGAACAACCATAATAATCGCATCCGGATCACTCGTATCAATATTCTCATACTCTTCAAACAATGCGCGTTGCCAATCCTCAGAACGAGTCAACTCCTTCATACGAGTCTCCTGCATAGCCATCTTAGTAGCATCCACAAAACGCATACGAGTCATATACCGCGTAACACCATTAACCTTAACAGGCACAACAATACCCGGCTCACTAAACCCACTCAAACTATACTGATCAGCATAATTCTTAGCACGAATCGGATCATCATGCAACTTCAACGTACGCACCGCAGCATACTCATTACGCGAAACAGCAAAATTAGCAACCGTCATAGGAATAGCCGCATTCTCAATCGTATCCGCAATATCCTTATTAAACCTACGATTAACAGCCGCACGATGCCCCTCAAACTGCGTCTTCAAATGATAATCTAAGAAACCACTAGAAGCAATTACACCCTCATTCCGCTTCTGATCAAACTTCTCCCTACCAGCAAAATTCTCAGCACCAACCTTATCCGTAAAATCACGCGCATCAGGAAACTGCTTCATCGCATAATTAACCGCAGCCCGCTGCAACTGGCCCTTAAACTCGTCATCAGGCATATACAAACCAGACTTCTTATCCTTCTTAGCCTGATAAAACTTAACCTTATCCATACCAGTCTTAATCTTAGTCTTCTTACTAGCCTCAAAGATTTCTAACGGGAAAGACAAAACAGGCCCACCAAGAATCTCACTACGCGCAGCAGTAAACGGATCCAAATACTCACCCTTAATATCCACCACACGCCCATAAACAACCCAAGAACCAAACACAGGATGCTTAGCAACATTATCAACAACAATAAACGGAGCGTTACCCTGACTACGAAACGTAGGCTCCGCCTCCAAAGCATCCCTAGCCCTAGCAAACTCCTTAATTAACAAATCGTACTCTTGCATCAACTCTCCACGAGTAAGAGTACGAGTAACACCCTCATCCTCAATAAGTTTCTCAACCTCGTCAAACTCGCCACGACGAATACGATTCTTCAAAATAATACCCGCAGACGTAGACGGCAAATCAAGCACATCAAGCATCTCAAACAAACTAAGATTAGGATTCAATTTAGCCACACGCTTCGCAGCAGGACTCTTACCCCCAAGCCTATTCAACGCCGTAGCAATCGTCTCAGGCTCCAACGCTAACGCATTAATAACAGGAGCATAAATACGCGCCAAATCACTAACATTACTATCACTCAACTCAATACCAGCCTCATGATGAATCAAATCCATCTTACGACGAAAATCATCACGCGCCTTAGCAAGACGCTTACCCCGCTCACTAGTCCCCTCCATCATTTCCTTCGTTGCATTAACATACGCATCAAGAAACTCTGGAGACTCTAACTCAGCCAACTTAGCCTCCAACAACTCACGGCCAGCCACACTCATATTACCCGGAGCAGCATCATCCAAAGCAATATTACGCAGCATAATACTACGAAGCATCTGAGGAGAATACAACTTACCACTAACTTGACTCATAATAGCCAACTGTTCCGGAGACGAAATAGCCCCCAAACCATGCTCACCATCAACATCAATCAATTGCTCAAACACACGATGCGTAAACAATTCGCGCTGAATAAGCGTACCAACACTATTAACATCCGTCTTAAGTGCCTTACTATAACGATAATTAAACCCGATCAGGGGCAGCGAGGCCACAACATTAGCAGCCGTTTTAATTCCCTTACTAGTCCCCTCAGCAGCGCCCTTAGCCGCAATAGCCTTCTGAGACTTAAAAAACACCTTTTGAGCGCCACGCGCAAGCGGACTACCAGCATACCTAAGAGAAGCAAAGCCCTCAATCGTCTCACTACGCGCAGGATCCTTAGTCACACCCTCAGGAAGAATAGGCTCAATGCGCGGAGCATTAGGATCCTGAATATCCGCCTGACTATAATACGTCCAACGAGGCTCAAAAAACGCGGCAGCACGATCCACAAACGTAGGAGCATAACCACTATTAATGCCCATATAACCGTTAGAACCCAACTCGCCCATAGCCAACTCTGCACGAATATCATTATTCAAAGCGGCCCGCTGAATACGCGCAAACTCTCGCGCACTCAAACCACCACGAGACGGCGCACCACCCGCCGCAACACGCGCCGCCTCTTCCGCCTGAAACTCTTCAGCACGACGAGCCATATTCTCAGCAGCATCAGTAACCGTCTTACGCGCCTCAAGAACACCAGCACCGCGCTCAGCCCAAGGACCACCAACACGCTCAGCCTCATCAATAATATTAATTGCTCGCTGCACAGCAGCAGTCTCATCAACACTAGCAATAGCGCGAGTACCACGAGTAGTCGTAGCAGCAATCTTACCGACCTGAGCCCCCTTAACACCAGCACCGACAATAGGTACAAGCCCAAGAATATCCATCAAAGGAGCAAGAGGATCCTCCAACGTAGACGCAATAAACTGCGAATCCTCATTACCCCAAATAGACCCGTAACGATACTCATAATCCTTAAGAATATTCTTCGTAGTCTCAATAGGATTAGCCACCATCTCAGCCACACCAAGCGGAAAACCAAGACCAGCGCGAGCAGCGCCCTTAATAAAGTTACCAACAAAACTAACCGGATTAACCTGATCAGCAGGAGTAGGGGCAAGCGGCCCAGTAGGATTACTGACAATATTTCTAATAGTAGTGTTCTTAGCAAGCGCACCGAGAATCGGCGAAACACCAAAAATAGCCGCCTTCTCTCCAAAACTACGCTCAGGAGACTCAGCAGTACTAGTCGTCTTACCAGTACCACTAGGATCCCCAACAGGAAGCATATACTTCGACCCAATATCAAACGGAATCGTCGTAGCGCCAAGACCTGTCAAACCAAAATCGCGCAGAACCTCGTCGGCCCTATTACGCTCACCCGCCGTAAATGCACCAAAAATAGGAAGCGTATTAGCCAGCGCACTAATATTAGGATCACTTGTAGCCTTAGCCAACTGAAGCAACTGATAACGCTTAGACTGATCACGATCCTTCTGATAAACCTCAAGCGCATCATCCCGCATATCCTCAAGCCCACTAGCAATACCCTCAGCAGGCTTATAAATCTGGTAATAAACACTATCCTCAGACGGAGCATGACCATACCGTTGAATATACTCAGCCAAATCAAAGTCTTCAGCGCGAGCATACCAAGCGCCAATCTCAGCCGGAGTAGGATTAGGGGTATTAACAAGATCAACAATGTTAGACCCAAAATAGTTTTGTGGCAACGTAAACGGTTGAGGGGCACGATCATTACGCAGATCCTTCAACGCTCCCTTAACCAGATATGGCGGGGCCTTAAAGCCAAGCACACCATTACCAAACGAACCAACATACCCAGCCTTAGACAAGGCCTTAAACTCTTCAGGCGTATACTTATAACTAAGATACTTCTTATTAAACTCGTCAACACCTAATTTAAAGTTATAATTCTTAGGAGGACGTGCGCCACCAGACCCCTGCTGAACATACCGCTTAGTTTTAGGATCATAAACCATTGCCATTAAAACTATCTACCTCCGCTAGGAACCCCACGAATACCCGGAAAACCTTGTCCCGCAGACTTTTTCCGCCTATTCCAATCATTAAGGCTCATACCACTCTCTTCGTAGCCCTGCCACGAATTACCAGTATAAGTCGTGCCACCATAAACAGGCGCACCAACATTAGGCTGACTAGTCGAATACACCGAAGTAGGCTCCTCCTCATCATCACTAGACGTAGTAGTCGGAGTAGTCGTACTAATAAGCCCTTCCATGTTACGGCCAGATTGAAGAATAAACGGGTTAGCCTTAGTAGGATCAAACGTAAGGTTACCACCACCGCCACCACTCCTACGGCCACCACCGCTGCCACCATAACCACCACCAGACGACTCCTTCAAACCAAGAAGCGTAACAATATTCGACAAAATACCCGACTGAGAAGCCGCCTGAGCAGCAGCAAGCGCCTTCTTACGCTCACTCGTAGCCATACGCTTCTCCTTCAACAACTCCTCACGCTTCTCATCGCGCCGAGCACGAGACTGAGCAGCATACAAATCAGCATTCGCAGCAATCAAATCACCAACACTAGCCGACACACCCTGAATACCCTTACCAGCAGCCGTAATCTGATTAGCCGCAGAATCACCAGCACCCTCCATACCAACCAAAGCACGAGCATCACCACCACCAAACGCAGCAAGATCACCCGCCAAACCACCAAGAGCACCAGTAAAACCACTCACAACACCCGGAACACTAATCGCCAAATCCTGAGCAATCTTCGCAGTACGACCAAACGCACCAGTCTGCTCAGCCATAATCTGCTCATCCGTCTTCAAACGCCCAACAGCATTCCCATAATAAATCTCCTCCTCACTAGGCTTACGGAGAAAATCAATCGTAGACTGCGCACCAGTAAAATCAGAAGCAGCACGAATAATGTCAGGAGTGACATTTGTAATCCCAATAGCGTTCAACGCCTTAGCAAGATTACTCCTTGCATTGCCCCTCTTACCCTTACCATCCTTACCTTTAGCCATAATGCCTCCTAACCCTTCTTATACCAGCCGCGGCCCTGCGGACCATTAATACGATACTGCCACGTAACACCACCCGGACCAGTATACAACTTACCGCCCGGAGGATTCTTAGGAGCACTACCACCCGGCGTACCCTTAACCGTATACCCACCAGACGAAGCCGCACTAGGCGGACCCTCAGCACCATACGGATTAGACGCATTCGTCTCAGCAACCTGCTGACCCGAAGTACCCGCACCCTCAATACGACTAGTCATCCAATCACCAAACGCTTGCTGAGTACCACCATACACCTGACCAAGATCAGACAACAAGCCCGAAACAATACCAGCCTGCTCCTGAGCCTGCTGAGCCTCAGCCGCAGACTCAACCTGCTGCGTCAAACCACCACCAGTAATACCGCGCCCACGTAGAGCCGCCTTAGCAGCCGCCTCACGCGCCGCAGAAGAACCCATAGCCTGACTCATCTTATTATACCCAAACGCCGTAGAAAACTCTCCAGCCTGTGCCTGATCAAGCGCAGCCTGATTAATAGACGCAACACCAGTGCCCTGATCAAACGACACAATATTACCCGGAGCAAACGCCTCGCCAGCAGCACTCGTAGACCATTGCCCCGTCTGAGGATTCTGCCTACTAAGACCATAAGAAGCAAAGAGGTCACGAGTAGTATACTTTGCTTGATCTAACGCTGTATTAAAAGCGTTTTGTGCTCGTACTTGATCTGTAATAAAAGCCATAATATCACCTAGTACTTAATAATGTAGTTAACCGCAACATATGGCGAAATAGTATTAAAGGCATTACCAGTACCCGTACCATTACCACCACCACTAACAGAAACACTGTGAGTATGGTTAGGAGATGTTCCAAACGAACTAAGGCCTTCATATCCGCCAAGCCCACCAGCCTGACTCGTATTCACAATAGCGCGCTGACCAATACCGCTACCAGCAGCAAAGTTTGTATTATTTACAATACTAGCATATGCGGTACCACCAGTGCTCGTTTCGCTAACAGAATGTGTATGCGCCGGAAGATTATTAACCACAAGCGCGGCCGTAGCAGCACCACCAGTACTACCAATAGTATACGTACCGCTTCTACCAATAGGCATTCTTCCTTGCATATCGGGAAGTTTACCCGCACTACCATAAGTGGTAGAAAGTACCGCATACAAAGCCGCATAATTAGCCGTAACACTTTGAACAGTACCACTACCATTAGGTACAGTATCTCCATTACAAAGAAGCCAACCAGTAGGAGCAGTAGTACCCGCGTAGATTTGAATAGTACCAACTGGAACCAACCTCTCAGCCACCGCAGCGGCAAGATCCCCAACAGCAATAGTACCATCTACAATATCACCAGAAACAATACTATTCGTCAAACTTAACTTAGAATACGCAATAGCAGCACTAGCATTAATGTCCGCATTAACAATAGTACCATCAAGAATCTTAGCCGAAGTAACCGCACCATTAGCAATAGTATTAGCAGAAGCATTACCCGTAACATCACCACCAAGAGTAACATTACCACTAGTAGCATACGCCAAAGCATCAGTCACATACTTCGCATCAGGCACACGACCAACAGTACCCGTAGAACCCCCAGAATACGTAGG